TCTTTTGGAGATCGTGTATCAATGCGAGCCTTCTCACCGAAAAACCAAAGTCTATCAAAGCGTACATATAACTCTCTACAGTTCTCTATAAAGTTTGCCAATCGAGAGCGATCTTGCGGAGGATGTATGGTTCTTCCGATTGAGTCGTTTTTGAATGCAATTGAACCAGATCCATCTGCCATCACAATTAGTTTTGGTATAATAGCACTCTCCGAAATACCAATGCGAATCGATGTGCATGGTCCAACAGTCGCCGAGCCATTCTTCTCAGTGAAGTACGCACAACGAGTCTTCACAAATTTGAGCACGATTTGTCTCTGTTTTGAGAGAGATGAACGGTACATTGTGTGTAAGATGACAACAAACATTGGGGATGAGCAATAATATTTTTTTCAATTTTTTAATATAGTCAAGTTAAAAAATGAAGATAAAATGAGAAAAAAATGAAGATAAAATGAAGATAAAATGAAGATAAAACGAAGATAAAACGAAAAAAAATGAAAAAAATTAATATATATGTATATGTATTAATAATCCTATATTACAAATGAAAAGAATGAATAATTTATCAAAAACCTTTGAAATATTCGATCCTATATATGGATCAATGACATTCTCTAATGCAGCTCGCATTATTATTAATAAACCAGAATTTCAACGTTTAAGATATCTTAAACAACTAGCAACATGTTATTTAGTATTTCCTTCAGCAAATCACACAAGATTTAGCCATTCATTGGGAACATATCATTTGGTTGATAAATTTATGATATCCTTATATGCTAATTCTAATATAGATGATATTATAGATTGTTTTGAAAAAATTTCAGAACTTGATAGATATAGATCAGTTTCTGAAATTTGTTCTGAAAATTATTCTGAAGTTGTATCTGAAATTTGTTCTGATGATGAACCTGATGTTGGATCTGAACTTTACCATAAAGTATCTAAATCATATGATTTAGACAAAATAAAGGAATTAGTTAAGATTGCTGGTTTATGTCATGATATAGGACATGGACCATATTCTCATTTATTTGATGATTATTTTTTAAAGCCAAAAATATCAACAGATTTTGTTCATCATGAATTTAGATCAACATATCTTATAAAACATATAATTGAAAATGATCCAATACTATCGGAACAATTTACGAAATCAGATATAAAATTTATTCAAAATTTAATAGATCCAGAATCAATACATAATGGATTCATATATCAAATAGTATCAAATTCTCTTAATGGTATTGATATGGATAAATTTGATTATCTGACTAGAGATGCATATCATTTAGGAATGGATTTAGGATTTGACTATAAAAAGATAATAACAACAGGTATAGTAATTGATGATGAAATTTGTTATCCAAAATGGGGTTTTAAACATTTAGAAAGTTTATTTGAGGCCAGAAAGAGACTTCATAAACTTATAGTGAATCATCCAACAATTATTTCATCACAACATTTAGTAAATTGTATGTTAGAGGAAGTAAATAATCATATTAATATAATATCAAACATTGAAAAGATAGATTTTTTCAATACTTTAACAGATGAATATATTACGAGTTTTGTAAATAGTCTAACAATTATGGGTAAAAGAGAAATGCTATCATCAACTCTAATAGAATATACCAAACAATTTGCTAATAGGAAATTTAAAAAGTTTCATAAAATAATACATTCGGACGATCCCTTGGACAATTTGAATTCAACATATTCTGATACTAAATATGAAATATATAATGCCACATATGGATATAATAATAATCCGAATTTTAATCCATTAACTAAGATACAATTATATGATGTAATAGATGGACAACCAACAAAAGTAGAAAATCATTTTATTTTTGGTATTAATCATATTTCTTATGTGTATATTATATATGAAAAATAGGTATTAGTTTAAGATTAAAATTAAGTTTAGTTTAAGATTAGTTTAAGATTAGTTAATGATTTTTAAATCTTCTAATGCCCCATCAATACATTTAATAATTTTTTTATATTTTGGATTATTTGATAATAAAAATAAATATGTTGGACAGACATACATTGATTTGTTTAGGAAGAAATGAAAATATTTAAATTCATTTTTTTGAAATAACCAATATTTTTTAGATCTGATTCTTAACATGGAATATAATGGCATATCATTAAACTCAATTTTAAGATTTAATTTAGTTCTACCATAAATATCCCAAACTGGTAAGATTAATAAAACAGTTAGTGATTCTTTTTTTTTGAAGAATTCAATTATTCTATTAATGGCGGCATCAATATATTTTTCAGAAAAAGGTGGATTGCATACATAACCGGAAAATGATTCCAATTCAAACGAAAAAAATGATCCTAATGAATTTTCCAGATTTGGAAAAAGTGAACAATAATTATCATATGTATGGTTAAAATAAGAACCGAATAATTCACAATTAAAATATTTATTAATTTTGTTATAAAATAATGGATGACAGCTAATCATTAGACCATTATTATAAAAACCCAACACATGATATCTTAAACAAAGAATAAATAGTTTACGGTAAAATAGATCTTTATAAATCTTGACAATTAAAAAAATTACAATTTTTTTAATATGTCAAAGATTATAAAAGATCATATTCACCAAGGCTATATTTTCTTTATAATTCTTTAAAACTTATATGATCTATTATGATCTACTAGTAGATCATAATAGATCATATAAGTTTTAAAGAATTATAAAGAAAATATTTGCGAATAGAAATTTTGTTTGATTTTAATTTATCCAAAACATGTTTAGGTAAGACGAACTCGTTCTCTGATGAATTATATTTTAATGAGTTAATTTGATTTAATATTAATTTATTGTTGGTCAATTCAATATTCAAAAAATGATTTTGATATGAATTGTTGTTTTGTTTTTTGAATAATTTATAGGCATCATAATAAATTAATGGAACTATATTATTTGAACACATTTGATTATTTATAGAAGCTAATGAAAAATTATCAAAAAAATCTGGTTGTGTATTAATTGATTGTATAAATTTGCATCTAATATAATCATTTAGGTATCTATTATATTTTGTTGAATTGCTCATAGTATTATGTATATTAAAATGAGTATAAATTTATATAAATTGTATAAGATTAAACATTTATTCAGTATATATTATATATTAACAAATGTATATTATTTTGTAATAAAAAATATATTTTTAAATATTTGGCAAAATTAATTTATTTAATTCATTTTTATAAATAAATTAATTTAAACCCATATTGACTTAATAAGTAATATATCTATAAAAAACAAATGTCTGATCAAGAAATTGCAATTGGTATCGATTTAGGTACAACATATAGTTGTGTTAGTGTGTTTAAAAACAATACGGTTGAGGTTATTGCGAATGCACAAGGCAATAGAACAACGCCATCTTGGGTTTCTTTTAGAGATTCTGAACGCTTAATTGGTGATCCGGCAAAATCTGTTGCTTCTTCTAATCCTTCAAATACAATTTATGATATTAAGCGATTGATGGGGCGTAACTTTGATGATCCAATTGTACAACAAGAACTAAAAACTTTGCCATATAAAATAGTATCAACAGAAGGTGGCAAATGCAAAGTCGAGGTGCAATACAAGGGCGAGACTAGACAATTTTCTCCTGAAGAAATTTCTGCAATGATTTTATCTTATATGAAAGAGACTGCCGAGGCTTATCTTGGTCATGAAGTTAAAAATGCGGTTATTACAGTTCCAGCTTATTTCAATGATGCACAAAGACAAGCAACAAAAGATGCTGGTATAATTGCAGGTCTAAATGTTCTTCGTATTATTAATGAACCAACTGCTGCAGCTATCGCATATGGTTTAGATAAAGTTAATGATGATAAAGAACGCAATATTTTAGTATTTGATATGGGAGGTAAACAGTTCTGCTTCCTGTGGTGAAACTCCACCTTAAAAAATCAATTAAATGATTTTTAAGAACACGGTGAATTGCGGGAAACTCCTAAAGCTTTAACTACCAAACTCAATTTAGTAATATATTGAGTGGTTAGAATTAATTATTCTAAGTATGGTAAAAATGTTAAAGATTTATTAAAATTAATAATTAATAATTAATAATGGATAATCCGCAACCAAGCATCTTTGAAAAAAGATGAAGGCTCAGAGACTAGGTAAAGTAATCTAAGTTTGTTAAATGATTTTAACAAATATGACAAAATACCCACGAGTGCCGTGCTTATAATTATTTATTTAATTATGAGAAGATATAGTCCGAACTTATGTGAAAGCATAAGAAATAATTGTTAAATGCAATTATGATAACAAATGTGTGGGAACACATGATATTTCAGTTTTAAGTATTGAGGGTGGTGTATTTGAAGTAAAATCCACAAATGGTAATACACACTTGGGTTAAATGATATAAATAAATCTAACCGGCTCAAGTAAAAGAGGGAGAATTGCTGGGATAGCCTTAGAGTCCAAAATACTACAACGTAATCAGTAATGATAAGCGTGAATGTTTGAAAAATTTTGGAATTGGCCAATCAGCAGGCGAGCATCCTTGAAAGAGGATGAAGCTTCAACGACTAGAGGAAGTAGTCTAAGTCTTAGTTAAATATATCCAATATTTAATAATGATAGATATGACAAAACCTCCACGAGCACCCTCCGCCATATTAAAAAGTTAATTATGGATAACTTTCTAAATTATATGGTGAAGATATAGTCTGAACTTATGTGAAAGCATAAGAAGCTACATTGAGAATTGACTCAATGATTTATTTAGATTTAGTTTTAATTTAAATTAGATCTTATAAATGGATAAAGAGCCTAGCGATAACAATTTGGGAGAAGATTTTGATAATCGTTTAGTGGAACATTGTTTGGACGATTTTAAAAAAAAGAATAATTTAACTCTACCAAGTAATAATCAAGAACGCATGAAAAAAATTAGAAGTAAAGTTAAGGCAGCATGTGAAAGAGCAAAACGAACACTTTCTAGTGCTACGACTAGTACTATTGAGATTGATTCATTATATGATGGTAATGATTTAAATATGCCATTGACTAGAGCTAAATTTGAATCTCTATGTGGAGATTTATTTCTCAATGGTATTGCTCCATTAGATCAAGCATTAAGAGATGCTAAAATGTGTAAATCAAAGATTGATGAAATTGTATTGGTTGGTGGTTCAACTAGAGTTCCAAAAGTAAGAGAATTATTGGCTAATTATTTTAATAAGGATGTGAATAAACTATGTAATTCAATTAATCCAGATGAAGCAGTTGCATATGGAGCTGCAGTTCAAGCTGCTATTTTATCAGGTAATAAATCAGATAAACTTGATCAGCTTTTGTTACTAGATGTAACGCCACTCAGTTTAGGTATTGAAACATCAGGTCAAATTATGACAGTATTGGTACCTCGTAATACATCAGTACCTACAAAGAAGACTCAAACATTTTCTACTTATTCTGATAATCAACCTGCGGTAACAATTAGAATCTTTGAAGGTGAAAGATCAATGACAAAGGATTGTAATCTATTAGGACAATTTGATTTAACTGGTATTCCACCAATGCCTAGAGGCCAACCTCAAATTGAAATTTCATATGATTTGGATGCAAATGGTATTCTTAATGTTAGTGCGGCAGAGAAATCATCCGGTAAATCTCATCAAATCACAATTAAAAATGATAATGGTAGATTATCCAAAGAAGAGATTGAACGAATGGTTGCAGAAGGTGAAAAATTCAAAGCCGAAGATGAAGCAAATAGACAACGTTTTGAAGCAAAGAATAATGTTGAGTCATATATTAGTTCTGTTAGACAAACCCTATCTGAAGAAAAACTCAAAGATAAATTTAAAGAGAAAGATATATCAGAAATTAATTCTGCTATAGAAGTATTAGAAACTTGGTTAAGTTCTGAAGCTTCTGTGGCTGCAACAAAAGATGAGTTTGAAGCTAAACGTAAAGAATTAGAACAAGTATATAATCCAATTATGTCTAGAGTTGGAGCAACACCATCAGATAGTTCTGGAATTGGACCAGATATGGAAAACTTTGATCCTAATAATATTACACCTGAACAAATGCAACAAGCCCAAGAAATGTTCAAGAATATGAGTCCTCAACAACAGGAGGATATGATTAAACAAATGTCTCAGATGGATATGGGTAAGATGGGTGAATCAAATTCTAATCCTTCAATAGATGAAGTAGATTAAATCAAATCAAATCAAATCAAATCAAATCAAATCAAATCAAATCAAATCAAATCAAATCAAATCAAATCAAATCAAATCAAATCAAATCAAATCAAATCAAATCAAATCTATTAATAATTTCGTAACTTTTTTCAAACAAAAATAAATTCATATGAATTTATTTTTATTAGTTTAATATAATTTCATAGCCCTACTTAATAATATTACGTGATCATATCTGAGTATATAAAACTGGCCAAATTAGAAAATTTTATTTAGATAATTATCTGTGTATGTGTTCTTTATAATTATTTATAACTTATATGATCTATTATAGCTCTACGAAAATCACCTTTAATAGGGGGTTATAAAGAATTATAAAGAAAATATTTGCGCTACACCGATAATATTTATTTTTATCCTAATTATAATATATAATGAATTATCAACAAAAATATTTAAAATATAAGACTAAATATTTAGCAATGAAATATCAATTAGGTGGAAATAATTGCATTGTTTGTGGTACTGAAGCTAAAAATTTTTGTTCTAATTGTAAAAAAGCATATTATTGTTCACCTGAACATCAACGAATTGACTGGCCCGAACATAAAAAAGTTTGTAAAAAGCCAACTGCTAGTGTTGAATCAACAGCTTCATCTAGCCGTCCATTAAGTTCTGCTGCTGATATTATTGTTGGTACTTCGGGTGCCTCACCAGTAGCCACAAGAAGACGTGTAGAAGTTGTTCTTTTGGCAGAAGAACATGGGCAATCTCAATGTGCGATTAGAAATTTTAATATAATACATGGATTAGTAGTTCCGAATGGTGTACCAAGACATCGTAGAACATTTTTTGTTGTTAGCGAAGGTAGAAATATGAATCCTTGTTATGCTGTTATGAGACTTCCTAAAGAGTTAGCAATAATTGAACACCAACAAGATGTTCAAACAAATACGGAGATGATGGATAAACTACTATTACTTGCAGAACTAATAAAAGGTGTATCTGAAAGTACTTATCCAATTTCAGCACCAGATGGTTCTATTATAGATATTGCATTTTTAAGAAATAGACGAGATAATGATGGATTTTTAAGATTGTTACAAAAAACAGGATCAGAGGATTTATTTGAGGAATTATTAGCTTGTACATTTGAAGCTGCACGCAAATCAAATTGGATGAATACAATGATGAGATTATTACAAAGAATTAGGGATACACTTCCGGACAATGCTGAAAATAATAACTTAAGGGATTTAATTCAACCTTTGCTAACAGATGGATCATTTCGAAATTTAAGAACATTATTTAGATCATTTAGAGAAACTCGAGATGCTAATATAATTCAAAGAGTAATTAATCGTCTTAATGAAAATCCTGAAGTAGATTTGGTAATTATTATTTTTGGTCAAGCGCATTTTGCTAATTTAAGAAGATTAATTGAGTCAAATGTACTATTTCATTTTAGTGATAAATCTAATGGATCAATATAATAATTTTAGATATCTATCTGGTATGCTGAGATAAGTTAAACGAATCGAACAATTCCTTAAGAAAAATTTAGTTCTTGCAAAATATGTTTAATAAATTTTTTTATTATCTGTATTTACATTTGCGAATCTTCATAATAAAACAAAAAAAGATTTATTCACAAATATATTTTATGCAAAAAAAGAAAATCTATATTTGGACTATTCTGATTTTGATACACTGAAATTAATTAATAAAAAATTAATAGAAAAAAATAGAATAAAAAAGAGAATGAATTAATTATAATTAATAATATATCAAATCAAACTAAAACCATTGAACCAGCAAAAAATATAATTGATTTTATAGTAAGTTTGATAAAACTTAATCTTTATAATAATTATTTTTCTAATAAAAAAATAATTGATAGAATGTTAATAGTTAATACATATAATGTACCATCAGTAGATTTTAATAACAAAAAATTAATAGAGCCATTAAAAAAATATGGTATTAATACCTATGATAATTTTTTTAATTGATTAATCTTTTTCATCTTATTCATCTTATTCATCTTATTCATCTTATTCATGAAACCATTATGTATCTGTATAATATTCTTATCCAGAATAAAAATCTATTATATCAATTTTGGATTTATTTTGAATTCAAAATATTTTGAATACAGTGTTTGAAATATTTATAAGTTTATCTATTCTCATTAATTAGTTTCTAATTAGTTTCTAATTATATTATATTAAAAATGTTTTATAAATTATTATTATTGTTATTAAACTTTAATTATTTAATTATTAATGGATTAAAATTTCAATATACAAATAATATAATAAACTCTAAAAAACAAGTTAGTTCAGCATCAAAATTAGATAATGTTGAATTTTTTAAAAATATTAATACATTAGTTATTTCTAGCGGTAAGTTTTTAATTCCAACAAACAATATAGCAGATGTATCTGAAATATTAGATTTAAATTTTGATGTAATTAAATCTAATATTTCAGACTCTACATATACACAAAAAATATCATTAACATATTTTGATAACGATTTATATGATTCATATAATACAGGATTAATGAAAAATCCAGATAGTATATGTATAAGATTTAAAACATATAATGATGATAATAAAAAAATATTTGCAGAATATAAAACAAGAAAAGGATATACAATAAATAATTCGACAAAAGAATCTATACAAATAAGTTTAGATCAATATAATGATTTATTAAATTCAAAAAAATTATATAGTGAAAGTTCAGCATTAATTTTATCTAAAATTAATAATTTAATAGTAAGCAAAAATTATAAACCAAAACTAAAAATAATATATAATAGGACTGCTTATATAAAGAATAATATTAAAATAACATTAGACACAGATTTAATAGGATATTCATTATTAGAATCAGATAGTGAAAATATTTTTGAATTCCAATATGGTATTTTAGAATTCAAAATAATATCAGAACAATCGTATATGAATATTCCGAATATTGATACTCCATATATTGATATTCCACATATTGATACTCCATATATTGATATTCCACATATTGATACTCCATATATTGATATTCCACATATTGATACTCCATATATTGATATTCCACATATTGATACTTTAATTAAATCAAAAATAATTTTTGAAATACCGGAATTTAGTAAATTTCGAGTAGTATCATATTATTTTTTTGCAAATAATCTAAATAATAAACCATATTATTATGATGATATTATAGATAGTATTATATCAAAACCAATAAATAATGAAAAAATATATTTTCCAATAGAATTAAAACTAAATACAGTTACATCGATTGAATCATTATATTATAAAATATTTGATATAATTATAGCGATTCCATTTACTTTGTCAAATTATGATAAATTAACTAATCATCAATCATTATTATTAAATCCAATTATTTTAAAATATTATTTAATAATCTGTTTGAGTATAAATTCAGTAAAATATATAAAATTTAATAATGATTTAATAGACGGAACATTAAATCATATAAGAACAATATTTCCATTATTATTAGCAGCGATAACAATTCTTTCTATAATATTTTAGATAGAATTGTTATCGCTGCTAATAATAATAATAATAATTTATAATTATAAACATCATTATCTGCTTATAATTATTAATTATAAAATAAAATACTTTATTCAAAAAAAAATTTGAAAAACCCAAACATTAAAAAACTTTTTTTTAGGGAAATTTCAGGCTCTCTCTCTGAGAAAGTTGAGTATAAAATTAACAATTTTAAGCCATTTTAAGCCATTTTAAGCCATATTTTAAGCCGTTTTTAAGCCGTTTTTAAGCGATTTTTTTTATTAAAAAACATCTAATATAATAATAAATTAAATGAAATACAACTGTATTAAGTGTAATAAGGGTTTTGATAAAAAATCTAATTATGATTGTCATATGCGACGCAAAACACCATGTATTAAAATTTTATCGTCGAATAATCATCATATAATTGATAATATTGTCGATCAAAAATGCTCAACACCAAAAACACACCAAAACGGTGTTTTAGCCCACCAAAATAACACCAAAAAGGTGGATGATAAATTAAGCCAAAGGTATTTACAAAATAATCATTTACAAAATAATCATTTACAAAATAATATTGAATCAGAAATAATAAAGAAAAAAACATATACGTGTGAATATTGTAATCATGAACTATCGCGTATAGATGCTTTAACAAGACATATACAAAATAGATGTAAAGTTAAAAAAATAAGAGATATACAATATAATGAGTTAACTCAAAAATTATCAGAACAAAATGAAGTGATAAATAATCTAACTGAAAAAATACAAATTTTAGAAGATAATACATTATCCACATCAATTATAGTTAGTAAGGCAAAAATAGGTAAAAGGAGAATAACCAACTCTGAACTAATTAAATCTAATACTAATACTAATTCTAATAATATAACAAATACTAATTCAAATAATCTAACAAACTTAACAAATTCAAATAATCTAACAAATACTAATATTATATTTAATGGTACTGTTAATTTTGGTAATGAAACAACAGAAAAATTAACAGAAAAAGAAATACTACAAACTCTAACATCCAGATCAGCTGCTTTTACTAATTTCATTAAATTAATGCATATTAATGATAATATTCCTGAACAACAAAATATTTTAATAAATAATTTGAGATCAAATAAGGCTTTAATATATGAAGATGATAAATTAATGATAAAAAATAGAAAGGAAGTTATATCAGAACTAATATCAATGAGAACTTCTGATTTAGAGGAATTATTAAATGAAAATTATCAAAACAAAAAGATAACCAAAAAAGATTTTGAAATAATAACCAATATAATTGACTTTTTGAAATATAGTTACTTTGAAACAGAAGATGTTGATGGGAACATAATCAAGGCTGATTCTGATATGATAAAAAGTTTAAGAAAACATTATGAGGATATTATTTTACTTTTTTATAATAGTAGAGAAATAATATCAAAAAATATTAATTCAAATACAAATTCTAATCAGAAAAAATCCAAGGAAGAAACACAAATATCGGAATATTTTTAAATCTTATAATTTATAATTAGTTAACTTATGATATTAAGATATTAAGATATTAAGATATCAAATATATCAAAAAAATTTTTTTGTAATTCTTGTGTATTAGACGTAGTAAATGGTTCATGTTTACCATCTATTAAATACAAATTAAATTTTTTTCGTAGTTTGTTTAAATTTTCTGGTAAAATTGGTACAAGTTCATCATATATGGAATATAGTATATTTGGAACTAAATTTAGTTTATAATAAATATTAATAAAATTATCAAAATTAGCAAATTCGGCGCAATCATATGAATCATAAACTTGTTTGTATAAAATCCAAGAATAAGAATCATATTTAATCATATCAGAAAATAAATTTGATTGATTATCTAATTTATAAGATGGTATTGAAAATAATTTTGGAAGATAGATATATTGTGAAATATACCTTGGTATAATATTATGTAAGAGTTTAATATAATTAAGTTGTTCTAACATTGGATTAAGTAGAATAAATTTAATGTGTTTTAATTTTTCTAATAATTTACTAATATTATTATTATTATTTATCATATGCAAAACCTTTGTAATTAAAAATCCACCCATTGAATGGCCAATAATATAATTATAATCATTAGATTCAATCTGATATATAATTTTTTTACAAATATCATCTAATTTTTCTGTAGTCTTATATTGAATTACATAAGATAAGTTATAATGTTTTTTCAAATGGTCATATATTGAATTGTACTTGTTAGTTTCAAAGGTATTAAATCCACAAATAAATAAAATATTTTTATTATTATTAATTGAATCTGACATATATTCTTTTTTTATATATAAATTAATTAGACAAAAATTATAATTAGTTAAATATTTTTAAATATTTTAAAGTGGTTTATTATTTGCTATTGGAACAAATGCTTCAAAATATGGATTGTTTTTCATACTTACTCTCATATAACCGTTCTCACCCCATTTTTCCCCCCAAGAATTTTTAATTAACCAATAATCTTTTGCTGTATCATAACCTACTAATAATACACCATGATCAACATTATTATATATAGTTAAATTATATATGCCTAATTTATATGATGTAAATAATTTAGAATATCCGTTTATATATATACATACTGGTTGTTTTTTAATAGCTTGTTTCAATGCATAATTATTATTATTTATTTTTTTTATCCCAGTTATTTTCATAGATGGAATTGGATTATTATAATTTATTATTTTTTTATAGTTTTTTTTTTTGGGGTTATTTATATTATATGGCCACTCTTTTTCAGAAGGTAAGTAACCACCATTATTAACAATTAATTTAATTGCTTTATGATAATTACCACCATATATTCCCAAATCAGGATAATCATTATTAACCAATGCTTCTTCAGATAATGATATTAATTTATTAGATTTAATAAAATTTAATCCTTCTATAGCTCCTGTAATAGGAAATGCCCAACATGTGCCAAAATTTCCTTGATTTTTTACGGGAGTAACCGCACCAACTTCTACCCAATTTACATATTCATCAATATTAAAAGAAAATTTATGTAAATTAAAAATATTACAATATTGTATAATCGATAATATTCTCGTAAGTAATTTTAATATTTTCATAAATATATAATTTAAATTTATAATTTTTTATTATAGGTGGTTACAAATATTGTTCGTCATATTGGATATCATTTAAAAAATAATTCAGATTTATTTATTAACTAGCATATCAAATATCTTAAAAAATTATTAGCAAATTCAGCAAATTCAACATTATCATATGAATCACAAAAATATTGAAGATTATTAACATAATTGTCCTTACTTAATAGTTCTAACTTGACATATATATTCAAATGAAATCACCTTTTATAAATGATGTAATTGAATATTTAAATAAATTACTTGATTCAGATTACTTATCACAAGATTTCGAAAAAAGTAATTTGATAAAATTATTACGAAATGATAAAGATTTTTCCAAATATTATATTGCAAATTTTTCTAAATATAAACATTTTAGATCATATATAAATAAAAATATAAAAAATCCAAATATAATAAATCCATATACAAATCAAAAAGAAAAAGTATACAATATAGATCAACAATTTTTAAAAAATAAAATAAATATAAAAATATTATTTTCATATTTTAACAATGATACTGATAAACAAAAACAAATTTTAATTAATCATCATTATAACAACTGTAATTTATTTGGAAAATTAAAAACAGGTAATATAAATGAACCAAATAATTACAGATATATGACAAATCATCATAATTTTATAAAAATAGTGGATAGAATATTTATTGACATTCTCTGTTATATTTTAACAGCAAAGAATATTAATAAATGTATTCCAATAGAATATTTTAAAGTTATATTATTTAATAATAAGTTATCTAATTTAGATACATGTTCAATATTAGCAACAGAAAATACTCAATCAAAAAATAGAGTATTATGTATTGATATAAAAAAAGCATTTGATAGTGTTGAATGGAAAATTTTATATGATTCAATGATTAATAGTTTATCAAGAGTTATGTCAAACAAATTAGCTATAGCATTTACTAATTTCTATTTTATAATATTGCAAAATAGAAATTTTACTTATAAAAATAATAAAATATTTGTTAAAAAAGGTATAAGTCAAGGTCTACCGAGTTCTTGTTTAATATTTAGTATATTTATGAGTGATATAATTTATAAAATAAAATATGAATTAAGAAATGAATTAAAATTAAATATAGATAATCATATGAGATTGAATATATATGTTGACGATATTTTTTGTAAATTTTATAATTATAGTGAACAAAATAATAAAATTATTAATAAACTCATTGAAATATTAGAATCATATAGATTATATATTAATAATAATAAATCATTTGGTGATCTAAAATTAGAATTAGATTTTAAATATCAAGAAATAACAAATCAAAATATGTATTTAGGAATACCTTTTACTAGAAATATAAAAGAATATTTTGAATGTATTATGGATGATTTCAAAAATAAAAAAATAAAAGAAATTAATGAATTAAATATTATTTGTACTTGGTTAAATTTTTATCATATTATATTATCATTTGCGCAAAATAATACAAAAGATTTAACCAAGTACAAACAATATAAAATAATTACAGGATTTTTAAGATATAAATTAACACCATTAATTTGTAACTTTAATTATAATATAAAAAAAACCATAAACAATAATGATCTAAAAAGTTTTTTTGAACAATACTATAAAATTTTTATCACCATTATAAATTTTATTAATTATATGCATTATTATATATTTGTTAATTATATTTTTCTTAATATTTTAATTTTTGTTAACAAATGTTCAGATATTTTAAGTTTTATTTAAATTTGCATCAAAACATGATATACAATATTTACTATATGTTGTTAAACAAGAACAACAGCAACAATAACAACATAAACAAGGAGGACAACAAAGATAACAATTATCATCACAAAAAAGATTACAATTATCATCACAACAAGAAGGATAATTATTTCCATTCCACCATAAATAACCATTAGTATCACACGGAAACATATAATGCAAATTACAACATGATACTATGTATGCTAATTTTGAATAAGATGTATTACAATTATTAAATTTAGTGTATCTAGTAATTTTATTCGTAATAGGTATAACTGATTCAGTTGGTATTGGTGTAACTGATTCTGTTGGTGTTGGCATTGGCGTTACTTTTTTTGATTCATTTGAACAAGTTGACATAATTTGATATTTATATTAAATTATATATAATTTATAAATATAATTTAATAATTTCAAAAATAAGTATCCATCCATATTTTTAATATAGATTATTGAAATTGATATCATTATCAATCAATGCAATATTTAACATTTGAATGATACTATCTACCAAAATTATATGTAATTTATTATTTGATTTATTTATTTTTGGATATGCTTTATCCTTGACTATTTCAAACATATTTGTTTTGGAATATTTCTTCATTATATTATTCAAATCAATTTCATTTTCTTGTGGACACATTACAACTCTAGCACCTGCTTTCATTGCACCAAATAGTTTTTCTTCTAATCCACCAATAGCTGTTATTTGACCCTTGAGATTAATTTCACCAGTCATTGCAACATCATTTCGTACTTCAATATTTGTCAAAAGTGAAACTAAACATGTTGTTATAGCACCACCAGCCGATGGCCCATCTTTAGGAGTTGCACCATCTGGACAATGAATATGAATACCAGTTAAACCTTTCTTTTTTAAATAATGATTAATAATATTTTTTGGAAGTATTTTTAAACAAACACTCTTTGCAACTGCCATACTTTCTTTCATAACTTGTCCTTGCATTCCAGTTAATTCTAAATTAAATTTTTGTTCAGATGGTATCCAACAACCTTCAATTGGAATTAATCCACCTACGCCGAATGAATTAGCCCATAAACCATTAACAACGCCAATATGTGGTTGTTTATATATCATTAGATTAGTTATTTTTCTTTTGTGTTTTAGTATATCATTTTCGATTAATTCTTTGGTAATTGTTATTATAGGATTTGGTCCCAAATGACCTAAATCCGATCCACTTAGAAATCTGAGATTAATTTCTAGCAAAATATCATTTAAAATTTCTTTTAATTTACGAACACCACCTTCATTAGTATATGAGTCTGCAATAAATCGAATTATTTCATCTGAAAATTCTACATTTGTTAGACCAATTGATTTGAATAATTTAGGAATTAAATGTTTTTTGGCAATTTCTATTTTGTCATCAATTTTATATCCATCTACTTTAATAATTTTCATACGATCTTTTAATATTCGACTAACTTTTTGTGCGTCATTAAAAGAGAAAATTATAATAGCCTTAGATAAATCAAATTCCAATCCTGTAAAATATCTGTCTGAGAAATGTGAATTTTGTGTTGAATCAGTTAAATGCATCAATATATTGATTATTTCTTCGCCTTTTGTTGTTTCAGATACTTTATCTAATTCATCAAAAAATATAATTGGATTCATGCAACCAGTTTGTGTTAACAAATCAACTATTTTACCAGGAGTTGAACCCTCATATGTATAATTATGACCATTCAAATAACTAGAATCTGTCGCACCACCTAAACTTATAAATGCATATGGCCTATTTAATGCTTTGGCAATCCCACTATGAATAATTTCAGTTTTTCCAACACCTGGAGGTCCAACCAAAGCAAAAATATTACCACCCTCATTTGGATTTGAAATAGTCTGAGCAATTATCTTAACAATTTGATTTTTTGTCTCTTTATGACCATATATATCAGAATCAAAATCTGATCTTACTTTTTTTAGATAATCTTGTATTTGAATATGATCAGAGTTATTAGTAACTGGAGGACTAATATATTTTCCAAATGGAACATTCATAATTCTATTAATCCATGTTTTTAATTTATAATATTCTGATGCATATGAATTTAAACCATCCATGTGATTTAATTTTCCTAATATCACATCCTTGTTTTTTGAACTCATATTAGACATTATGATCTTAATTGAATTAGGAATAGTTACCGAATCTTTTTTCCTAATTTGTTCGAGCATTTCTATTATTTTTGTCTTTTCTTCATCATTTTGTTTAGAAAAATAATCAGAAGAATTCAATTCAGTTGTATCATAATCACATAGTTCTTTAAATTTATCTACTGTATTTGTTTTTGATTTAGAATTAGGTTTTGATTTGGATTTAGATTTAGATTTAGAATTTGTTTTTATAATAAACATAGGTTTTGATTGATTATTTTGTCCACAATTAGCTCCACCTAATAATGAAAAAAGTGGATTATTGATATCATTTAAAAATTGGTAAAGTTCATAATCATTAATAAATTTTTCAATAGAGAAATCTGATTCAATATAAAAATTATGAAACATTTCATTTAATATATTATCATATTCAACAAAATCCTGTTTTACTTTTTTATAAGGCAATGAATCTGTTAATATTCTTCTTTTACGAGTGGTCATTTTTTCTTTTGAACATAAAATACTATTTTTAATTTTTTCTAATCTGTTATCAAATATTCCCATTATCTCATCATTTGTTTTGTCTTTATTGTGATTATATATTTTTTTAAAGAAATTAATTGCTACCGTCTTATTATTATTATAATCTATACAATCATCTGGATTATCAGGGTCATTTGGATCATCCATGGTTCCATCTGGATCATCTGATCCATCAGAACCATCAGAACCATAATTTAATTCATGGATGATATCATTAATTTTATTAGTTTTAGTTTTATCAACTTTAGATTTGTCATTGGATTTGTCATTGGATTTGTCATTGGATTTATCATTAGATTTGTCATTAGATTTGTCATTCATATCATTAGGTTTCTTATTTGTATCAATAGTATCGTCGTTGCGTTTACGTTTGAGACCATTTGGATCATCATTATTTTGATTTTTGAGTTTATTTTTGTTATTGTTTTTATCCATTTAATATACTCTTAATGGACTTATTTTTAAATATGTATAATATATATTATTTTGTCTTAAATATGAGTAAATATTTATATGTGTAAATATTTATATGTGTAAATATTTATATATATGTATGAATAATAATCTTTCGGTAAAATAGATCTTTATAAATTGCTATTTAAAAATCTTCAAATAGCGCTTAATCTATTAAATCCATCTAATCTATTTAATCCATCTAATCTATTTGAAAACTTTGAAAAGCGCTTATTTAAATCATCTAATTTATCTAATTGTTTCATTAATTCAGGAATATGTGTTTGGGTAGTTTGTCCTAATATAATTCTAGACCTTTCATAGATTAATTTAATATACATTGTTTCAAAAATCTTTTCACAAAGTATTTTTAATTCTGGAAGTACATTGATATCTTCTAAGATACTTATCAATGCGTCTAAATCCAATTTATAATTCAGTACATTGTATATATGAATTGCTTTTTTATTATCTTCTAATATCATTCTTGTTAATGATTTCAATACACTCATATTTAATTCATTCATATTAGCATTATTTATTAATGCTAAATCGTGTTCTAGATTAACATCTTCTCTTTGTCGTCTTTGTAGTCTTTGTAGTATTTCTCTTGCTTGTCTTTCTCTTGCTTGTCTTTCACTTTCTTGTCTTTCTCTTTCTTGTCTTGTTCTTTCATTATGACTTGCTATATTCGAACTTGTTCTTGATATTAAAATCTCTTTGGCTGTAGTTAATTTTTTAAATGCTTTTTCTGCTCTTTCTTTTTCAGTATCTGGAAGTCTATCTGGATGAATTTTTAATGTAATCTTTCTATATGCTTTATTAATTTCATCTTCATTATCAAAATTAATTACTCCATGAAGTTCATTAAAAATTTGTTCATAGTTATGTTCTTTAATTGCTAATATTTTTTTAACATCATCTATAGTACCACCAATCAGATTATTTTTTAATTCTAAATACTTAGCTTTGTATTTTAAATATTTTTCTTTATATTCTAAATTCATTCGTAGGTTATTATAATTTATACTTATATATTATTAAATTTATTCATTCATTCATTCATTCATTCATTCATTCATTCATTCATTCATTCATTCATTATAATAAATATTATGATCCTACTCTTGACCTAATAGTATAAGTTATATTCCCATAAAGTTCTTCAGCATATTTAATTAATTCAGGTTGTATATTTGATGTATTTTTATATTTATTTATAATTTCAGAAGATTTATCCATTAATCTCCACAAATCGCCAGCATTAGAAACATCTCTATGATTTACTAAAATTTTTATTTGTTCTAATATATAAATATCTTGAGTTATTGTTGTACCAGTTACGTTAATATTTATATATTTGTCAATCTCATTTCTAGTTATTCTTTCTTCAAGTCTTTGTCTAAAAATTCTTTCTTGTCTTTCTAGTCTTTCTAGTCTTTCACTTTCACTTTCTGGTCTTTCTTGTCTTTCTGGTCTTTTTGGTCTTTCTGGTCTTTCTCTTTCTCTTTCTAGTCTTACTCTTTCTCTTTCTAGTCTTACTCTTTCTAGTCTTTCTCTTTCTAGTTCTCTTTCTAGTCTTTCTAGTTCTCTTTCTAGTCTTACTCTTTCTAGTCTTTCTCTTTCTAGTTCTCTTTCTAGTCTTTCTCTTTC